ACTTGGTGGGAAACACTAGAGGCATGGCGCTATGCAAACGCATTGTCAAATGTTTTCCAGCTTGCTACAGAAGGGCTAAATGCAACAGTACGAGTAGCTGAGCTTTTCACACTTAATCCAATAGAAGGCGCGGTTCAAGGCGTGTTCAAGAAATTTGGAGCACAGGGTGAGCAGACCGCATCAGTAGGCGCATCGCTTGCTGGCGCCACAGGAATACTAGATGGAATTGCCAACGGCGCAGTAAATGGATTCAAAGCATTTACTGATCCAAGCGCAGTACTTCGTGGTCCAAATACAGACATCAAGCTTCTCACTCAAAGCGAGATTGCAAAAAATAATAGGCTGGCAAAATATGGACTTACTGGCCTAGAATTAATTGGCACAAGACCAAGACTTGCACTCGACATGCTTGCTCAAGGTATTGCAAGAAGCGTTGCGCTATCAACAAGAGCAGCGCTCGATGCACAGAATTCAGTGGGGAGCATTTCATCTCAGGCTGGACAAGCCAAGATGAAGGAGTCGAAGTTTATTCTTGGGCAGGCAATGGCATGGCCATCTGTCATGAAAGACAGTGGACAGATCATGACAGAAGCTGAGTATATTAAGATGCTCGGCAATGTTTCAAGCCAGCCAAATCTTTTGAATGATATTCGCGCAGCACAATACAATGGATCTCAAGCCTTTGCTTCAGATGCTGACATATACAATGCAGCAAAGAAGGCATACCAGATTGAAGACGATGCAAGATCAATATCAAACCAAGGAACAAGGCAGCCGAGGCTCTTTGGAAGGCTGTTCGCCGGGAATCCTGTAGCAAAAAATCTTGTGCTATTTACAAATTGGCTTGCACGAGAATCATATCGAGGCCTTTCCTACACTCCGGGTGTTGGCCTTGGAACTATGGTCTATGATATTTATAAAAAAGACAGCAAATACAACGACATTGAAGGCGGAGCAAGCAAGTGGATTGGAACACCTACTGATCCAAGGACTGAGAGGCTGTCAAAGCGTGTAGCCATGCAGATCATGGGAACCATGGTTCTTGCGGGAGGCTTTACCCTCAGAGCAATGGGCGGCATGAATGGCGATGGTCCCGAGGAGCCAGAAGAAAGAAGTGCATGGCTTGCTGAAGGCAACATTCCATATGCACTTACTTGGGACAATCCAGACGGCACCAAGGCACAGTTCAAACCATCCGGTGTGCTTGGCGCGCTCATGTATCCGCTTGTTGCAGGAGCCATCGTTCACGACACCATCATGGGGTCAGAGTATCAAAGCCCATCAAAGGTGCGAGACGTACTTGACAAAGTTAGAAGACTATCTGTTCAGTACGCAGAGTGGATGTATGATAATAGCACTCTAAGAAACTATAATGAAATCATGAATGCGCTCCAAGCTAATAACTATGGAGAGCTAATGAACAGAATCATTGCGAATCAAGTTCTCTCGTATGTGCCAGCGTCTGGCCTGATGCGAGGAATCAGCGCAGTGTCCGACAAGTACATGAGAAATCCAGACGATGTTCTCGATTATATTTCAAACTCGCTGCCGACTGACAAGGATGCAATTGAGAAGAACCAGCAAGGAGGAAGACCGCAACTAAACATGGCAGTCAGGCCAAAGCGAGATGAGTTTGGAAAGCCAGTACAAAATCAGTACTACGCAGAGGACACTGCTGGCAAAGTGGCAGGCCTGTTTAGGAGACAGTTCGTTTCCACTACAAGAGAAGGCAGTCAAAAAGACCAGCTCGGAAGGCCGACGTACCAATACGCTGGAGCAAAGACGAAGGCAGAATCTGTACGCATCGGAGGCGCAGTCAACGCTGTGGAGAAATATCTTAGGAATCCTCAGCTTGAGCGAGAACCTACCGCAGAGGAATATAGAATCGCAGCCAGATATTACGGCGGCAAAAATGTCCTCTGGCAGGATGCACGGCAGCGTGGTATCGAGCAAGAAAAACTTGATCGAAAGATGTATGAGAGGAAATAAAAATGGCATCAGGAATTAACACAGTACAGCTAGATAGATCAGTTGTTCAGAATGCCGCTGAAATTCTCTCATTGCTTTCTGGTAAAAACACGATATATCCATCGAGGATTATTACTGAGTCAAATACTGTACCACCCGGTGGATCTAGAGTTGATTACTTTTCGTCCAAGTATTTTACAGACAATCCAGAAAATAATGCAAAAATTAATAATGAAAGAAATATGCTGTTCATTCCAGCATGGAAAACAATAGTTGGAATATACGAATCAGAAATTGCAAGAGAGAACACAAGCTGGTATTCTTCTCAAGAGAATAAAGACAAAGAAAGGGCGCAAAGCCTGCAAAGAATAAATAATCAACTTATATACATACGCAATAATATAATGCAAAATAATGAATATGAACGAAGAGAAAGTTCTGATTCATCAACTCCTCTTTACACAATTAAAGATATTGATTCAAAAACAGATATGGAAAAATTTACCATATTTAACAATGGTGTAAAGCAGTTTTCAGCAGAAAATCCAGAGATGATGCCGGGATACAAGGCGTCTCCAACAGCACAGCCAAGTCCGACAGGGGTGGTAAGTCCAGCAGCGACGCCCGTGCCTCCACCTCTTGAGCCTTCTATTAATGCCGCGCCCGGATCAGCAACGGTGGCACCAGCCACATCAGTCGCTGCTGGCGGGACACCTGCTGGATTTTCAAAGGGGGCCAGCGCCACTACAGAGTCAAACGATGATGAAAAATATATAGATAGTTTGGTATCTTCTTATAATAATAAGATGCCTGATTTGAAAAAAATAAATCCAGTTACTGCTGAAGACATTTCTAATGAAGTTAGTCAACTCAGAATTCCTTATAATTCAGCAAAAATAAAATTTGATAACGCATCAAAATCAGTAGCTAAATATGAAGCGGCACCCGGTGGAGCTGTAGGGGACAACTATGAAGCGGCAGTAAAAATTCAAGATGCTGCTCGCGAAAAGCTTGCTGAGTCAGGTCAAAAATATGCCGCGGCTCTTGTCAAAATAGACACAGCACTTAGAAATAATGGAATCGTACCATCATATGATAAAGTAACTGTTAATGGAACATTTTTTACTGTAACGAAAAATGCATATACTGGAAAAGCAATTTCCATGTCTCCAGTAAATGTTGCTCTAACTCCAGATCAGGCTCAGGCAGCAAAAGACACGGCAGTAAGGCAAGGAATTGTAAGTGAAGATACGGCTGTAAATACAGCGCCTGCACCTGAGGCATCGAGCGTGTCGGTGCCACCTGCCGTAGCAAGAGTAGGCTCGGCACCAGCACCTGCATCAGCACCTGCACCTTATACTCCATCCCCGACAGGCATGGTCATGCCAGCTCCTGCAATGGCTGGGGCACCGAGTGTGCCAGCCCCAGTCACGAGTGCGACTGGCGGGGTATCAGGTGTCGTTGGCCTTCGAGGCACGATGACACAATCAGGTGGGTCGCCGGGCAAGCCGAACATGGTGTGGGACGGGACATGGGGGCCGGGCGGCGTAAAGAACATGGTGCAGCAAGGCACGACAGGCGGGTCAGCCGGAAGCGTGCAGATGCATCCGCTTAAGAGCCAATACGATCCAAAGACAGGAAATCTCTTTGTCATGAATGAAATGACAGGAGAGTTCAATGTAATGAACACTGGATTAGGGAATGTATCTGCTGAAATTAAAGATGTTCATTACTATCCAGATGGATCTGTTTCTGCTGTATATACAGATGGATCAATGAAGGAACTAAAGACCGCAGATCCAAGTGTGCTGGCAAGACAGGCCGCAAAGGATGAGGCCGCACAGCAAAACGATCTTATGCAGGCGGAGGTCTACGCACAAAATGCAAGGAAGTCGCGATTCGAGAATGCAGTGAAAGACCTCGTCGCAAGTGGCAAGTACACTCCAGAGCAAGGGGCAATCTTGCTCGGAGACTTCAGTGCATATTTTAACTATCAACAAAATGCAAGAAAAGCCTACGAGGATGCAAGGGCCACGCGCATTGCAGAAAAAGAACGTGCAGTAGCGCAGGCACAGAAATTGCAGGGTGGCTATAACCTGAGCCGCATGCTCTTTGGTGGGAATAATCCACAGAATATGGCGGCAATCAATCAAATGGTGGAGGCGCTACCCGGAGACAAGAGCGAGTCTGTGGGGGCAAGACAATTTAGAAGCATGTGGGGAACACAAGATGGTGTTGCTAATCCACTAGACTACAAGGATCCGGGAGCATGGACGCAGCCTGAATATACTCCTCCAGACAAGTCAATCATTGAAGAATGGATGAAACAAAATCCAAGCATATTCGACAAACTTGGAAGCACTAATGCTGCGCAGCCGCAGCCAGTCGCGCCTCAGCCTGTGCCTGCTGTAATCACAAGGCCAGAGGGGTTCGGTCTGTACCCAGAAGCACTCGGACGTTTCGGTCAGTAGAAATATATTTTAGAAAATAATTTAGGGAGCAATTCAATGCCTCAGGATAAATCAAACAAGGACGACGCAGTAGCAATATCTCCATACAGGCAATACAGTGACGGTTCTGCAAAAACAGTAACTGTCCCAGCAGGAGACCAGAAGACTGGAACTGTTACTTACACTACAGGAGGCACAAAGAAAGAAGCCGAAAAGTCAGGAGGCCAAGGCGGCACAGCAGACTCGCCCAATACCGCAGCGAATACAGCCGCGAGAAACGCAGCTCTAGGGAATCCGCCATCCGGTGGCGGTGATAAAGCAACTTCCGCTGCTGCTGCCCCCGCTGCTGCTGCTGCCCCATCACACATCATGCAACTTAGCGGCTTGGCATACTTGAGTAGCCCAGAAGAATTTAATGCATATGCAAATACACTTGATTCATGGAGCAGATATCTCAGTATTGTAAACAGTCAGAGCCAATATGTCATGACTGTAGACAAGATCGGCCCAGATGGAATACCTACATTCAAGCAGATGCTTGGTCCAGACAATAAGCCAATTCCTCAGAGCCAGTACGCACTCAATATGCAGCAAATTGATAGACTAAAAAATCAAGACATAATTGATATGGCGAATACAAGTGGTAAAATTAAAGATCCAGAGACTGGCAAATGGATTCAGACTCCAGACGCAATTGTAAAAATAGCACAAAGCGATCAATACAAGCAACAGGCAGAACTTACAAAGCAGGAGGCTCTTAAGACTATTGCTGAGACCGCATATATTTCTGGAGCACAGACTGATCTGACAAGAAATCAATCAAATCTTGTTACTGCACAGACAACATACACAAATGAGCAGCAAAAGGAGCTTGCACGACGCTACGAACTCGACAGGCAAAACGCACTGGCACAGGCAGTGGCCGACCCAAGGCGCAGTGTCGAGGCTGCCATGATGATGCAGCTCTACGGAGCCAATCAAGGCGGCATGCCAGTCGGCACAAGCGGCTACTCGGCGCAAGGCATGGCACAGCAGGCCCCTCAGTACACGCAGCAGCCTCCTCAATACATGCCAGCGCAGGGGTTTGCTGGCGGCACACAGGCTCAAGTCGCGCAGCCAGTCAATAGCGGGCCGCCTGCACAGGCACCGGCATGGGCGTGGGCTGGCGGTCAAAATCAGGGCGAAATGGTTCGCGCTGCTGTCATGCCTGAAGGCCAAGACGGCATGTATCGTGCTGCTGTACTTCCAGACAACTATTACTCGATGCGGGAACAATTATCTAGACAAGAGGACCTCGTTCGACAAAATGAAGCCAATCAAATGCGTGGCGCTATGCCTGAAGGCATGCAAGCTCCAAGCGCATGGCCATCGCCAACAGGACAGGTCTCAAGTACTGATGCCGCAAATGGAGTCGGCGGCTATAGTGCGGGGCAGCTCGCACAGAATAGGCAAAATACCGCATATGTTGTAAATCCAAATTTGGCTGCGGCATTGCAGGGCCAGTATGTTCCGGGTGCAGGCAACAAGAGTGGCAGCTACGGTCAAGTCACAACCATTGCGGGTGCTGCACCACGAGGAGGCAACTACGGCAAGATCAACCCAGTCTCGTACAGAAACATGGACGAGGACACTCGCGCAAGATATGGCAGCCTAGCTCTGGCCAATCAAGGCATGAGCGAGCAGGATCTTGCAAAGAGGCAGCGAGTTGCATTGCCGGGCGCAAGTGCAAGTGGTGGTGGCACGAGGCTCTAGCGTTTCTACATCTGAATCACTCATAAGAGGAGAGACATGAACGACGAAATTGCGGCCCCAGAAATTAGCACCGACGATCTTCCGATTGCAGCCTATGCATCGGAGGGGCTTGAAGACTCCCGCGTCTGGTCTCCAGACGACGAGGCCATAGAGCTTGTCGATGCACCTGCACGCGAAGAACCAAAGATTGACGCCGACACAATCAGGGCGCAGGCCATTGAAGAATATAAGGCGGGGCAGCAGCTTGAGATTGAGAGGCTGCGTGCGGAAGCACAGTTGAGACTTCAGCAGGAAGCACTTGCCGCAGAAGAAGAAGAAGAGTTTGATCTTATTGAGCGTGCAGATTCTGGAGACTTGGAGGCGCAAGAGGCATTCTATCTCAAGAATTTTGAACGTGCAAAAGAGAGGCTCACGCAAAAGAAGACGCAGGCCGCACTTGAGCCTGAGCGCGCCGCAGCTCGCAACGAAATCAGGCGACAGCTTTGGGAAGAATACTCCAAGTCATTTGGTGTTGAGCCAGACGACAAGGATGTTCTTAGCATCCCCGCAGATCAAGGGATGCGTGGCATCAACGCTGCACTCATTATGCGTACACAAGATGACGCAATTCTTGATGCAGCCAGAAAGAATCCTGCAATGCAGAAGTGGATTAAGGAGGAAGTAGCAAAAGCAACACAGGCCGCTGGAGCAAGAGCAATGGCAAGAGCACTTGGAGCAGAGGAAGCACCAAGAGCAGACGCAGCAGCTCAGACGGGTGGCAGAACAATTACAAGCGATGAGCTTGATAGGGCACTCATGCAGAATCCAGATGATAGCGAACTCTATAAGCTTTGGGTAAAGCGAGAGAGAGCGGCTGGTAGATACTGGTAATCGTTACAGTTTTTAAGGAGAGATACCATGGTTGCACCGATTTCCGCAGCCGAGCTGGTGCAGATGGAGCCGAAACTCATCTTGCCCGCTCGCTTTACGCTGCAAGCTAAGACTCTGGCGACTCAGCTCTTTCACAAGGAGAGCCTGCCTGACAAGAAGGGTCGAGTCCTGAATCAGCCGAAGTATGGCGAGTTTGAGGCCTTTGACGCGACGGAAGGCATTGAGGTCGATAACCCGCAGAAGCTCAGCACCTCGAACTGGGTGGTTGAGCCGACCGAGATTGTGGCGCAGTTCTTGCTTACCGACGTGGCTGCCCGTGTCGGCGGCGAGAATCACCTTGCGAATGCGGGCCGTATCCTTGGGGATGCGATGGCCAAGAAGGTGGACAAGAAGGGCCTTTCGATTTTCAAGGATGGCGACAGCAAGGGGAACCTCTTTGGTGTCACGCACAGCCTCGGTACCGTGGGTGGCACGGGTAGCCCGACGACGACCATCACCGTGCCGCATGTGAATGCTGCGGTGGCGCGACTCGAAGGCAATGCCGAGCCGACGCCCAAGCCGATCCGCATGATCTTGCGTGCCGAGCAGATGCGCAAGCTCCTGAATGCTGTTGCGCCTGTGTCTGGCACGAACGCCATCTACGGTGGCATCAGCGAAGAGGTCTTGAAGCAGTACTTGAAGCACGACTTTAGGCTCTTCGGCCTTGAGGGTGGCTTCATCACTCCGAACCTTGATCGCTTCAGCACGACAAGCACGCCGGTCATTGGCGATGCGAACACCTATGCGGTCGGGGCAGTATTCAGCCCTGAGAGCATCTGGTATGTTCCGGTTGATGCCATGACGGTCGAGAAGGAGCGGCGCATGAAGGCTCGCTCGTGGCTCTATCAGGCGAGCCATACCTTTGGCTTTGGCGTCTATCAGGAGAAGTGGGGCGTCAAGATGTCGTTTGAGGCCGCAGATCCGACCTCGTAATTGAGAAGATTGAGCTATAAGCAAGGAGCAAGGCTATGGGTATTCTTGATGGCGCACGGGAATTTAACAGTGCGCGAATTGGTACGCTCGCTGGTGGTGCCACAGCGAAGGCGTACTTCTACATTGCGGACGACACGGTCCTGACTGACATCGGGTTCGTGGATTCCGTGGCGGTGACTGCGAATGGCACGAACTACCTTACTGTGGCTGCGTACGTAGGTGCGACGAAGCTTGTCGAGATCAACACGAACACCGGGGCTTCGGCCTCTGGACTTGCGACGAACTCGACGCATGTGATCGCGGGCCTGACTGTGCCGCTTGGCCAGACAGTGACCGTGAATGGCACGGCGTACACGTACTTTGACGGCAAGGCCACGGCGGCTGCGACGGCCACTCAGGCTGACAAGGCTCTGGTGCTGAACCTTGGGAGCCGCTTCAATGTGTCCGATGGCATCACGACTGGGGCTGCTCAGTCCGGTGTCATTAGCACGGTGAAGTCTGAGTACGGGAACCTTGTCACGTCGGGCTATGGTGCGACGGGCTTTGGCTACACGCAGCTCAGTGGCATTCGGCTTCCTGCTGGGTCCACGCTTGAGTTGCGCGCGGTCAATACTGCGACAAGTCCTGCCACGTTTGCGAACCTGACGCTCTTGGCTAACACGAGAGCTGGTCGCTAGTCCCAAGTCTCAGGACGGAGTCCCGCGCCTCCCGTCTGGGGCCGGTGCCTGCTCAGCAATGAGCGTGGCCCGGCCCCATTCGTTACTTCTCATGATGAGAACTACAACGACGCAGGTGCGAGTGCCTCAGGCAAGTGACTTTGTTGCAATCCCAAAAGAACTCTGGGAAATTATGAAGACATGGCCTGATGCGCTGAATAGATGTAAGACTGCTTCTGCTGGGATGCTCTTCACGCTAAAAGAGATGGAAGACATCCTTAAGGCCGAAGAGCTTATGAGGCAAGTCAAAGAGAGTTAACAATGGGTGGCAGCTTTTACATTGTAGAGACCGATCCGCTTGAGGAAGCGCGGCCTGAATTTTACGAAGCCGACAATGAAGGCTCGCCACTTATTATTGTCAATGCAAATGATCCAAGATGGCGCATGCCTCTGTGTGAGCTTAGGGATATGGCAAAAGAGATTGAGGCAGAGAACAGAAACAATCCGAAGTTTCAGTCTCAGGCCGACAGAATGCGCGTCATGCAGGACAGGATCCTCGATCACTTTGAGCAGATGGGGCTGATCGCAAGGGGCGCGACAGTCAACAGGCCATTGAGGGGGCGCTAACATGGGCAATGTGACAAAGGCAGGCCAGAACCCAAATGGAGGCCTCAACGCTCTGGGACGCAGGCAAGCAGGCGGCAACCTCAAGCCGCCGGTCAAGTCTGGGGACAATCCACGGCGCGCGTCGTTTCTGGCGCGCATGGGCAATATGCCGGGGCCAGAGCGCAAACCGAATGGTGAGCCGACGAGGCTGCTGCTGAGCCTGCAAGCGTGGGGTGCGTCGTCAAAGGCCGATGCCAAAGCGAAGGCCAAGGCGATTAGCGCCAGAAACAAGGTTGGGGACTAAGACATGCCGGGTCCACTAGGTATCGGAGCAGGCGGAGGCGGAGGCGGAGGCACGGTCACGGCCGTCTCAGGCTCGGCACCGATTAGCGTTGCCAATGGGACGACGACCCCTGCGATTTCCGTGACCGCAAGTACCCCCGGCGCTGTCACTGGCGGTGCGACTGCGAGCGCGGGAACTATCGCCAATGGTGTGGCTGCGGCCGACCATGTGCATAGCACGTCAAATCTTGCTTTGCTCAATGGGGCGAATACGTTTACCGCGGGACAGACCGTGTCTGGAGACTTGACGGTAAGCAAAAATGTAAGCGGTGGCGTAGGTCCATCAATCTTTATGCTTAACGCTAATGGTGGCGTGGGTGCTGGTGCCAGTATTGAAATGTCTGGATACGCGGCGGCGAATCCAGCAACCGTGCGCATTCAAAGTCTAGATGACGGGGCGTACTCATCCTCGCTGAGGATTTATATCAAGCAGACCGGTGCAGGAGCTACAGCGCCAGTAGTGGAAAGGTTGACTATACTTCCGACTGGTTACATTGGAATAAACACTGCGTCTCCGACACAGGCGCTGCATGTGACTGGCAACGGCATTGTTTCTGGAACATTGACGGTAGGCGGCAATGCAGTGCTTACGACAGCAAGCGCGGTAAGCGCATCAAAAGTCCTTTCGTTCATGACTATGGGAGTCTAAGATGGCAGAGGTACCTGAGAGACTTGGAACATCTGGATCGCTTGCTGGTCCTACTAACATTGTTTCTAAGACAACAGGGTGGGCAATAATTTCTTCAATAACTATTTGTAATACTGGCAGTGCTGCGTACACATATACGCTTTCTACAAGCAATACCTCTTCTACTCATGACGCCAATGCATATATTGCTTTTGGCGCTACAATTGCAGCAAATGATACTGTTCTTTTGACAGGATCATTCGTACTCAATGTTTCTGGAGCATCTCCTGCACAGTATCTTGTTGGAACTGTTTCAAATACTTTAGTAAGAATTACTGCTAATGGATTAACTGGACCATAGTTAGGAGTCACCAATGGCTGAGTCGCCAAAACGGCTAGGCAGCACCACGACCGCTGCCACGATTAGCAACCTTGTGGACAATGGCACCACGGCAGGCACGTACACGATCTTCTCCAGCATTGTCGCGTGCAACACCGATGGTGCGACAGCGTATACCGTCAGCCTGAGCACGAGCAACACGAGCGCCACGCACGGCACGTACATTGCCAAGGATGTGACGGTGCGAGCGGGAGACTCGGTCTCGTTCGACAAGATCGTGCTGGATGCAAGCTCTGGTGCACGGTACCTCGTCGTGAGTGCCTCCAATAATGCGGTGCACGTGTCCGCCTTTGGTGTGCAGGGGCCGTAAGCGATGGCCATCAGAGTGGGGCGCACTGAAGCGCATGCGGACGGCATGCTCCCGATTAGCGCCGGAAGCAACATTACGCTGACCGACACTGGCAGCACGCTGGTGATTGCTGCCACGACTGGGGCTGGGGGCGTGGCGTCAATCACGGCATCCACGGGCATCAGCACTTCCGCCAGCACTGGCGCGGTGACACTGACAAATACCGGGGTGACGAGCATTGTCGCTGGGACTGGCATCAGCATCTCCGGCGCAACGGGTGCAGTAACCGTCACATCGACTGCGAGCGGAAGCGGCGGCTACACCAAGCCGTTTATGTTGATGGGAGCGTAATTACATGGCTGAGGTCATCAAACGCTTAGGCACAACTACCGCCACAGCGGCGGCTAATGTGTTCGACAACGGGGCGACCGCCTCGACGTACACGGTCGTGTCAAGCATCATCATCTGCAACACGTCGAGCACGGCGCACACGTACAACATCAGCACCTCGGCGTCGTCGGCGACGCACGGCGCGTACGTTGCCAACACGGCGACGGTGGCCGGGAATGACACGGTCATCCTCGTGGCTGGCGTCTGTCTCGACCCGACCAACCGGTACCTTGTGGCGCATTCAAGCGACGCGGCTGTTCATATTTCAGCGTACGGGGTGACCGGGCCGTGAGCGTGACGGTTCTCACGTCCGGCTCGCTTGGGGCTGGTGGCCGCAAGACCGCGACCATTGTGGCAGGATCGGCGGCAGCGTCGAACCCATTGCAGCAGGGCACTTTTTGGTGCTCAAACGGTGCGGCCAATTACACCGTGAGCGGCAGGGGCATCGTGTCCTTTTATAGCGGCGGAGGGAATATTACCATTGATGGTGCGGTGGTCACTGGGACGCAGTATGGAGGGCTATTGAATAGACAGTTTTACACTTCTGTAGTAATACCGAGCGGGCATGCTAACGGAGTTACAGTACCAAGCGGTGCGCCTATTACTATGTCACAAAACTATAGCAAGAGCCAGACGGTTTGGACACAGTCCATTGGCCCCGGTGGCCCAGGGTTTGACAATACGTACTCAATAACGCTGCCTAGTGGGGGAGCAATAGTTGAGACCGCGACATGGTATCCGGTGTTTCAAAATAACGGACAAGGCGATCAAGGTATTAACCAGCAGTATTGGCTAATGCTTAACGGCGCGCAAACTGGAAATGTGAATAAAACACTAGCGTATGAATCTTGGGGTGACGGATCTGCTGATGGTTGGCGTTATGGCCAGTATTTCAAATTTCCTGTACAGGCATATTGCACCGGCACCATAAAGGTACGCGCATACGCAGCGGGCGGAACAGGTAACACGCCGCATTATGCAACGCTAATGGTTGCATACCGTGGGGTCTAATATGTATCGTTGGGTAGGCATTGATTCCAATAATGCGGCATGTTGCCTCTGGGTGTTTGACAACATCGAAGACGGCGAACGGGGTCCATCTGCTGAGGATATGCGTGGGCGCGTGTTTGACTCCATCATGGCATGCAATGCCGATGTTTTGCCGGGCTGGACGCTGGTGGATGGCGTGTGGACGGCGCCGCCGGTGCCTGAGCCGCTTGTGCCGGAGGCGCCGAGTGCCTCTTGAACAGCTTGCTAATAGCCTGACCTTTTACGCCTTCTTCACGTCATCGAAGCAAGGCGTAACCGGGCTGACCGTCACGGCAGACGTGTACAGAAACGGGACCGCGATACTGACCGCGCAGGCATGCACTGCGGTGGGCGGTGGCCTGTATTCGTATACATTGTCAAGTGCGAGTGTGAATGCAGAAGGCGAATACATTGCGCTGTTCAAGACGGCAAGCACAGGGGTGGATCAGCAACACATTCCCGCGATCTGGTGCATTTCAAAGGCGGGCGTGGAATACCTCGACGCGCAGGTCACCAGTCGCGCAGCCATCGCCGACTACACCAGCGCACGGGCAACCAAACTCGACAACCTTGATGCCGCCGTCACATCACGGCTGGCATCCGGCAATGTGACTGTTGGCTCCTATGCCGTTGGGCAGGACCCGGCAACCCTTGTGTGGGCGGCGGGCACACGGACGCTGACGGGCTTTGGTTTCAGCGTCACGGTCGGCACCAACAACGACAAGACGGGCTATGCACTGGCAGTCACCCCGCCGACCGTTGCCAACATTTGGGATGCAGCTACAAGCGGCATGGCTACCGTTGGCTCAGTGGGCAAGCGCATTGCCGACTATGTGGACGCCGCGGTCTCAAGCAGGCTGGCGACCAGTGGCTACACCACACCAGACAACACGAGCATTGGCACGATCCTAAGTCGCGCCGATGTAGCAATCAGCACCAGAGCGAGTGGGGCGGATTACACGACCGCTCGGGCTGTCAAACTCGACAACCTTGATGCGACCATCAGTTCAAGACTAACTCCTGCTGGCATCACAAGCATGCAAGCCGATGTGACGGCAATCAAGACACCGGTCACTACAAACCTTGATACGACGATCTCAAGCCGACTTGCTCCTGCTGGCATCACAAGCATGCAAGCCGATGTGACGGCAATCAAGACACCAGTTGTTGCCAACGTCGATGCGACGATTAGCTCGCGGCTTGCGGGCAGTGCCTACACGCCGACTACCGCCATGAGTGCGGATGTCGCTACCATCTTGAGTCGCACCGATGTGGCAACCAGCACCAGAGCCAGTGGGGCGGATTACACGACCGCTCGGGCAGCCAAGATTGACAACCTTGATGCGACCATCAGTTCGAGGCTTGCGCCTGATGGCATCACGAGTATGCAGGCCGATGTGACGGCAATCAAAACGCCAGTCGCCACAAATCTTGATGCCACCATCTCAAGCAGACTCGCTCCGGCTGGCATCACCAGCCTGCAAGCCGACGTGACGGCAATCAAAACGCCAGTCGTTGCAAATCTTGATGCGACCATCAGTTCGCGTCTTGCCTCCAGCACGTACACGCCGACGACTGCCATGAGCGCAGATGTCGCCACGATCCTGAGTCGCACTGATGTGGCAACCAGTACGAGGGCTGATGGATCTGCATATACAACTACAAGAGCCGCCAAGCTTGATCGGCTTGATGTGGCGGTCTCAAGCCGTGTCAGTGCGGGCACGGGAGCCATTGCGTATACCACCACGGTGACTGCACCAGCCACAGGTGCACCAATTGAAGGTGTCGCCGCGTGGGTCACGAGCGACAGTGCGGGGACAAACGTCATTGCGGGAACACAGTACACTAGCGCAAGTGGGACATGCACGTTTATGCTTGATGCAGGCTCATACTATATGTGGCTGCAAAAGACTGGCTGGAACTTTTCAAATCCAGTCTCTATTACAGTGAGCACGTAAATGCCTACATCTCAAGTGATTGTCCCTTCTCCAGCAGCAAGTAGCAGTGCGGCATCAAATAGCAATGTAGTGAGCAGAAAGGAATTGCGTCGCTATATTGCTGGGCCTTGGGGACTTGGTGGCCTTCATAGTGGCATTGCATCAGATGGAACAAATCTGGTGCAGGGACTCAAGCAACTCGTCGATCAAAGTAGCGATGGACTTATAGATACTGCATATGATTCTGATAGATTTGAGCATGGATGGCTCATGAAGCTTAATAGCGATGGAACATCAGAGTCTCATAGAATTGCTTCTTATAGTCCAAACGATGGAACAATAACCATTGGGCGAGAATTTGTAGCGCAGCCTGTTTCTGGTCAAACAGAATATGAAATTCATACACATGGAATGAGTCCGATTGATATCAATGCGGCAATAGACTGGGCGTGCAATACCGCGAGGCTCGGCGCGTGGGTAATGCTTGGCGGCCTTGTTGCTGACGGAGACATGCAGTACAGCACTCTTGAATCATGGACAACTTCTGGAGCGACGGCCCAGAAATTTGCGCTTGTGGCCGGTGGGCGCGCACTGAGTGTGACAGCAAGCTCGGCAAATGGCTATGCTCGGAGCCTGTCTTTTGCAGTGTCGCCGCTCAAGACATATAGGATCTACGCAATTGGCACGCCGAGTACGACAAGTGGCTCGCTGAGTGTTCAGGCATGGAGCGACTCGGGGCAGGTGTCCGTCACATGGTTTGGGGGCAGCACGGGGACGGTCACAGGGCACGAAGGATTTTTTGGCGGCTCTTTTCTTGTGCCAGATGGCACGACAGTAATGCATGTGAGGCTCATTGGAAGCGGCACATGGACTGGAGTGGCCGTCTACGAGAACATGAGCAGGGGTGCGGCGCTGCCCGCATGGTGCATGCCTTATGATCAAGTCATCATTGGAGTTGCATACATTGATGGTGCTGGAGGTCGCGGCACAAAGGAGTATCGTGTAATACCGGGGCTTCCTGAGCCAAAGGGTGGCTGGCTAGAATTTGTGCCATCAGACTGGGGTGGCCCAATTGCACTCAATGTTGCTATTCCTTTTGCGATTCCTTCTGATGACAATGCTCTCTTCCAAATGAGCGCAAGAGACTATATTGCGACAGGTGCTTTGCGCTTCATCTATACGGGCCTGTCGCGGCCAAGAACTGTTGATACGAGCCGCTACGAGGCAGGCAGGCTCAAAGTCGAGCGAGAGTGGCAGGCATATCAGCGTGCAAGAAATCCGCTCGCATCTAAGAGAAATTCTTGGGGCAAGCGCTAGTGTCCGGCAAGGTCAGAAACATAGGCACGCTAAGAATTGATGGCGTGTCATATCAGCTCGTTCCAAACGGTGAAGGCTGGACGTACACGTACACGGGTGTGGCAAGCGTGTCTCAGCAGACATCACCAGAGGAGCAGATTCTGGCGAGTGCACCTCCGGGCTACAAGCGCACGGTTGGCTGGCTTGATTGGACAGCGGGCACAGTCGGACCAGACATCTATTCGCCGAACATGAAGTATCTTGCTTCAGGAGAAGGTCCGCAGACCGAGCTTGCAAGAAAAATTGTAAGGCCCATGCAGAAGAGGCGCATCGAGCTTTCTTCTGCAAAAGGGCGTGTCATAGATTTTTTTGAGTTTGACTTTCATGACGGCACCACGGGCCTGTATGTGGTACAGGCAGGAGGCGTGGTAAGGCGCATTACTACAGGCCTCAACGCGGAGGCAGTTGCCGCGCAGAAGACCACAGTCGGCACAGGAGGCGGAGACTCAGCGGGCGTCACTCTTACGACAAGGACGCTCACCGAAGCATCACCGCCATGGACATGGTCCATTGGTGGCGGGAACACAAGGACGGGCGTGCTCTTGGGGGCGAAGGACGCAGCAGTCGTGCGCTGCTACGAGAGTGCATCGACTGCGGGTCTCCTTGTCTGGGAAGAGGACACTGGAGAGGCATCCGGTGGGGTGAATCACAACCCTGTAAGGTTCACGCACTGGACCACAGGGGTCTACTCAAACGAGGCCGTAGGCGGCGAGTACTTGTGGGCAAGCACTGCACCAAACTTTGTGCCAGATGTGGGTGGGACCGCAACCAAGCAGGCCATCTGGCCGCTTATTCAGGAGCAGGATCCATTCATTTGGGATAACTGGGTTGCAGAAATATCACCACTGAGCCTAGATCCGGGCCTGCATAGAATTACTGGTATTGCTGCATTGCGCGACATGATTGTGATTACAACAAGTGTAGGCACAGTCTATCGAGTAAAGACAGACGCGGCAGGCGGAGTGCCAGCTCCCGTGCTTGATAGGCGTGCGGCCGTGCCTGATCCTGATAATGGACGGACGATGCGCGTGTGGAATGGGCGGCTCTTTGTGCCTACGCCTCGTGGCCTTTTTATGTACGTGGAGTTTGACGGACAGGTCGGCGGCACCCTTGTGTCAGTGGGACCTGAGTGCATCAAGGGCCATAACGGGCCGGTTCGAGGACACTCAGTCATTTATGGTGGCGACCCCGAGTGGCTCTATGCTGCATTCTGGAATGGCACTGACTCATATATTTTGAAAGGGCGACTCCCAGAGCAAGGCGAGGAGGCTCCGGGTCGCATGATATGGCACAGCGCCTGTGCATATATTCCAAATGAGAGAGTCACTGCGCTGCATGTAACAAGTCCAAATGCATCGACAAATCCGATACTGTGCATTGGTACTCAGACGAATCCCACGGGGACTCAGCTTATACCGAGTGTGCATTTTGTCACACTGCCAAGACCGGGCAAGACGCTATTGACAGACAACAACTTGCGCTTTGATGTGAGTGGGCTGAGCGCAACATTGCCAGACCATGACTGCATGCTTGCAAATATCAAGAAGACATTTATGAGAGTATCTGTCACGTCTCATAATGTTAGCGCAATAAATCCAATTGATGTATATGCAAGAATTGATGAGAGCCAATGGGCAAGAGTTGGAGCAATAAAAGATTCGCCAATTGCAGACCTGTCATTGCCAAGAAATCTTACAGGATATAAGCTTGGACTAAAGCTCGTATTTCTTGGAAATGACAACACTGTGCCGAGCTTCGTGCAGGCAGTAGGGGTAGATTTTGTGGCACATATGCCAGCATCAAAATTTATTGACTGTGACGTGTTTATAGCTCAGGGACAGACAGTAGTGACTGGAGCGAACCAGTACTCTGGAATGAGCAGGGTCGCACTGCTAGAAATGCTCAAAGACAGCTCTAGGCTTCTTGCCGTAGTTGGTCCAGATGGCATTGAAAGGCAAGCACAGTTCGACAAGACTGCGGGCCTCACATGGTCTTGGGTGGATCAAGCCACACCGGACGCACAGTCAGGATTTCGTGCCAAATTTAGACTCAACATATACGACGACTTTGTATTGCAGCGGGCAGCACTGTATGATACGGATCCTTATACCGAGGGAACATTCGTTTCATACTATGACATGACAGGCTAAAGAGGCACACAATGAGCTTTGACCGAGAGCTGGGGACGACAGTCCGCAAAGAACACATATTGCAAATCGTCAAGGCTTGGGAAGGCGATGAGAGCTACGGCGTGCCCCTCGCACTGACTGCTGTGAGTTCGAGCACAAGCCCCGCGCTGTCAGTCAGAAATAGATCGGCGAGCGGCGTGGGACTGCTTGTAAGAAATAGCAGTGACACTGGTGACTTGCTGCGGGTCACTGACTCGGGAGCCGCGTTCTCTTTTCAGCCGGGGTCCATTAATGGCTCTGGTGTGGTCACGCCGAGCATCACGCTTGGTGGAGATAGTGACACAGGCTTCTGGCACCCCGGCGGAAATGATAATAACGGCAATATATCAATTGCAAGTCAAGGCGCGGAGGTCGAGCGCTGGACACCTACTGCACATACAGTGTATTTGCCGACAACAATTGACGACCAGAATGCAAATGCCGATGGGCTTTCAATCAAGCCGGTCAATGCGGCTGGTGCGTCGCAGGCAGGCCCAAGGCTTGTGCTTCAGGCGACCGCACTGAGCGGAGCCACAGTCAATGCAAGGGACTTTATTTTGCGTGTGAGCACCACGGCGGCTGATGGCACGGGGAAGCTCGAAGTGCTAACAAGGCTCAACGGCGGAGCAGAGACCGTCGTCATGAGTCTTACGGACAGTGGCACTCTCAGCGATTCATTCTCGACATCAGTAGGCAAGATGTGGCTTTGCTCTTAAAATAATAATACTATAGAAAGAAAAAGGCGTGGACATTGATTTGCTTCTTGGAATTGCAAGGGAGTCTCCGGGTGTCATACTTACAGTACTAGCACTATACCTTTTTAAAGTAGTGGTAAACGACATGAAGCATGATGTTGAGAGCATGAAGCACATGCTCGGGCAAATTCAGTCGTCTCTTGCAAAGATTGCAGATACAATTGAAAGGGCAGAGAAGCGTGGAAATTGAACTGAGGTCCACAAAATTTAAGACATCGACGCCTCATGGAACTATTCGAAAGATCGCGGGTGTTGTGCTGCATCACACAGGCACGACAAGGGCAGTCGAGTGCCACAGTCAAGGCTCATGGCATTTCATCGTCGATAGAGATGGGACTGTCTACAATGATGTGGACACGAATGATATTGCTTGGCATACCGCATATACAAATAGATGGAAGCCAAAGTGGGTTGATGCCAGCGCGCCGTGGTTCACTGGCAGCGCAATCAATGCGTGCAGTATCGGCATTGAAATTGTGAGCCATCCAGACTTGCCAAACTTTAAGGGCTATACGAATGCGCAGCTCGCAGCACTTGGCGAGCTATTCAGAAAGCTATGGGTGGATCACGGTGACCTGTGGTACGTAGGCCATGGTCAGGTGCAGCTTGATCGGCGCAGGACCGAGCCGGACGACTTCCCATGGGACAGATACTTCCTGTGGGACGACAACAATGGATATAGATACGTTCATGATATTGGGGGCAATGAAGAAATGACCGACACGCAGCGTGGCATTCTTGCGGCGGCCGAGAGGCAGGGCCTCAAGGAAGAGGCCGACATTGACCAGCTCGTCGGGCGCTACAATCTGCTGGCTGAGCAGGTCGAGAGCCTAGAGCATTTGCTTGCTGAGGCGCAGGCAGAGCGCGATGCAGCCATTGCGGCCAAGGAGGCGGCAGATGCGCGGGATTGACAATGAAGCAGTCATGACGTATGTTGCTGCGACACTTGGTATTATCTCGTGTCTTGCAACAATCTACGGGGCACTTGTCATTGGGGACAATGACTACAGTGTGGCGCTCGTTTCTATGAATGGGGCGACGACTGCGTTTTTTCTGACATTGCATGCGAAGAAGACGCTAGGTGGTCCACCTGATGGACCGGGAGTGGCGTAATGGCTGGTAAGACTGGGACGAGAATGCCGTCGAAGAAGATGGCAGTCGTGGTTGTCATCGGCACCAAGGGGCCGAAGAGCATCGGGCGCAAGCCCAGTGCGAAGAAGTACTGAGATGGCACCGGAGCATCGTGGCTTCAAGGAAGTGCAGGCAAGCATCGCAAAGAAGGGTGGCTACAGCATGGAGGCGGCAGGAGCAATTCTTGCCAGCGCCAGTCGCAAGGCTAGCCCTGCTGCGAAGAAGGCAAACCCCCGGCTGAACAAAGTCAAAGGCTAGTAAAGGAATAATACAAGAATGTATGGGAAGAAGACTGCTCCTCCGAAGAGAATGCCTGCCGGGCATGACGGCAAGACTAAGTGCCATTGCGGAATGAAGAAAGGAAAGTAGTATGGTAGCTCGTAAGAAGCCGATGATGGAAAAGGAGCCGACCACTCGGGCGGGCATGGCAGCGGACATGAAGAAGGACGCGGCCATGGCAAAGGCAATGGGAAGCAAGAGCAAGGCCCCGGCCAAGCCTGCTGCCAAGGGTGGTCGCCCTATGCCCCCGTGGCTCGGCAAGTAGCCACAAAGAGAAATGCCCCCGAGCATCTGAGATGCCGGGGGCTTTCTTTTACAGGCCGGACTCGATCACGAGCCAGCCGATTGATTTTGGGAAGGCCCGCTTTACGAGACTATGGACTACTCGTGCGTAGTCTCGGATCTCGTGCTGTGCGTCATCGCTGAGCCTCTGATTCAAGAAGTGGGCGATGGCGTGGAGACTGCCGGTCCAGCGCCATGTAGTGTAGAGCGCATAGGCTGGCAGGAAGAGTCGAGCCTGCTCAGCACAGATGCCAGCGTCGAGAGCCTCTTCATAGAGGAGTACGCTGCGAACCACGTGGCTCGTGAGCAGGGCCTCTTGCCTTGCGCTCTCTCGTGTGGGGGCTGGGCCGCCTGAGCCAGCCTTCGACGAGGCAGGAGCGAGCCGCCACTCAAGCGGCACGTAGAATTGCGGAGGCATGGTCACGTAGCGCCTTGAGGCCTCGTTGCGCGCGTAGAGGCTGTCGCTGCTGTCTTCCTCGCCCGGCTCACTGTGGGCACTGCCCACGCGATACTTGAACCACTGCCTCGCCACCATGAGCGGGGCCTTGATCTCAAAGGTCATTGCCGCATGGCGAAACGGGCTGGTGTGACCATGAAGTGCGAGGTACTTGATGAGCTTCTCGTCGCCCTCTGAGAACTCGCGGCTCTCCTTCATATAGGAGGCGCGAGCCGCATTGACGACAGAGAGGTCCGTGCCGAGGGTATCGACGTGCCGAACGTAGCCATGAGGGGCAATGTGTATTATGGTATCCATGGGGCCATTATACAGAGAGGGAGTGCCTCATCGCACGCTTGGCCTTCTCTAGCATGCTCTTGATGATCTGCCAGTCAAGGCCAAGGTCTTCGGCGATCTCTTGATAGCTGTAGCCATCTGCACGCATGATGAGGACTTGGCGAAGGTCTGGGCTTAATGCAGAAAGTGCACGTGTCATTTTTTCAGACATCGGCTCGGGGCCATCAATAAGCGTCGCTGGGTCCATGGCAGCGGTCATGCTGCCAGACATAGATGGAATGCCGACAGACGACACGTAGTCGTCGATGCTGTCCATATCTTCTGAGAGTGAGCGCTCTTCTAGGCTGTATATTTTTATGTATCTGTTTCTGCGACCTTCATCTCGAACAAGGTTGCTTGCAATTGTGTAGAGCCATGCATTAAAATAAAAAGTGCCGTCTCTGATTCCGGGCAAGCTAGCAATTGCTCTTGCCATTGTTTGCTGCACTATCGCTTCAGTAGCACTTCTGTCTCCGGTAAGCTTGAATACGTGCCTCATAAGGCCGGGCCTGAGGCGCTCGGAAAGGACACCAAACGCAGCCATGTCTCCAAGGCGTATTCTTTCAAGAAGTGCTTTCGTTTCTTCAGAAGAACTAGTCATGGATATTAGACCTATTGCTTTGCTGACTTGGCTTTTTCATGTTGGTGTCTCCGAGGCAGGGATTCAAAAGCTTATTCAGCTTCGTATTCAATATACAAAAACGGACGCACGCTGGGATGGCATGCATCTTGACAACAGGCTCCAGTTTGCGCGCTGGCTGTATCTGACTGGCAAGATCTCAGGCTGAGAGGCTACACTTGGGCCATGAGCAACTTTGTCCACCTTCATACTCACAGCGAGTACAGCCTTCTCGATGGCCTGAGCAAGCCGCGTGCCATGGCGGAGCGAGCCTCGGCCCTTGGACAAAAGGCCATGGCGATTACCGACCATGGCAACATGCATGGCGCGATTGTCTTTTACGATGCGTGCCATGCGGCTGGCATCAAGCCAATCATCGGCTGCGAGGTCTACACCGCAGAGGCTGGCGACAAGGATGCGGGCCACCTCATATTGCTCGCGGCCGACAGCACTGGCTACAGGAACCTGAATCAGATCGTGTCGCAGGCCAGCCTCACGAACTTTTATAGGAAGCCGCGTGTGAGCCGAGAGATGCTGGCCTCTTGGCGAGAAGGCATCATCGTGCTGAGCGGCTGCCTCAGGGGAGACCTTGCGCAGGCCATTATCAATGGAGGCGACCCCATCGAGGTGGCTCGGTGGTATCGCGACATTTTTGGCGACAGGTACTACATCGAGGTTCATGACCATGGAATCCCAGCTCAAGCAATAGTAAAGCAGGCCGCTGTCGAAATTGCAAGGACCGTTCGTTCTAGAATTGTTGTCGCTCAGGATAGTCATTTTGTAATGAAGGGCGACGGGCAGGCGCACGAGATGCTGCTTGCCGTGCAGACAGGTGGGAGGCTATCTGATCCGGGACGCTTCAAGTTTGAGGGCACAGGCTTTCACATTACCTCAGAGGCGGAGATGCTCGAAACATGGCCTCGCGAGTGGATTGAGGAAAGCGGCCGGATTGCGGACAGATGTGACCTGAAGCTAGAGCTTGGCAAGCAGGTCTTTCCAAAGACACCGGGCGTAGGCGATGATGAGCAGGGCACCCTAAGGGGACTTGCATATGCTGGCGCACAGGAGCGCTATGGGAGCCTCGCACACAAGGAGCGCCTAGACTATGAACTGGAAACTATTAGTCGCAATGGCTTCACTCGTTATTTTCTTATCGTTGCAGACATATGTCGGTACGCCAGAAGTGTCGGGATCAGGAATAGCGCACGTGGATCTGTTGGTGGCAGTCTTGTTGCTTACTGTCTTGGTATTGTGCCTGTAGATCCAATGAGGTTCGGCCTGTCATTTGAGCGCTTCTTAAACGATGGCAGAAGCCCAGACATTGACCTCGACTTTGAGGATGCAAGGCGAGGCGAGATCATTCAATATATTGCAGCCACCTATGGGCACGACAAGGTAGCGCAGATTGTCACGTTCTCTGAGATTGGTGGGCGCACGGCATTGCGCGATGTAGGGCGTGCACTGGGCATCGGCTCCGCTCAGATTGATGTATTGGCCAAGTCTGTGCCACTTGGAAGGCGCATTGAGGAGGCACTTGAGTCTCCGGCACTCAAGGCAATTGAGGGCAGCGACCTCATGCGCTACGCACGGAGGCTTGAAGGCACGATCAGGCATGCAGGCAAGCACGCGGCAGGTGTCGTTGTTGCCGACAGACCGCTGGTTGAGCGGGCGACACTGATGCGTGACAGTGCAGGCGTGATGCCGATGGTGGGCATCGACATGGCGAGTGCCGAGCGTGCTGGCCTTATCAAGTTTGATCTGCTGGGACTTAAGACACTGAGCACAGTGAGCCGTGCAGTGGACCTCATTGAAGAGCGCCACGGGCCTATGGAGCCGAGCATTGACAGGATTCCTGAAGATGAGACCCGTGTCTGGGAAATGCTTGGGCGCGGAGACTCAGTGGGTGTGTTCCAAGTAGAAAGTCCCGGAATGCGGCGCGTCCTCAAAGAGATGAAGCCTGCACGAGTTGAGCACCTGCAAGCAGCGGTTGCGCTCTACCGGCCGGGTCCGATGGATAGCATCAAGCCATATTGTGAGCGCAGGCATGGGAGAGAACAGGCCACGTACTTGCATCCTGCTCTTGAGCCAGTATTGAGAGACACATATGGCCTCGTGGTCTATCAAGAGGCAATCATGCAGATTGCGAATAGAGTTGCTGGAATGACTCCATATGAGAGCGACCAGTTTCTAGGAGCAGTGCGCAAAAAGAATCCAGAGAAGCTACGTATCTATGAGCCGAAGTTCAAAGCGGGACTAGAGGCCGCGGGTCTCAGTCGAGAGCAGATCGACAAGCTCTGGGCGGAGATCGTGCCATTTGCGAACTATGGCTTCAATCAGGCGCATGCTGCCGCCTATGGATGGCTTGCGTATCAGACGGCTTGGCTCAAGGCAGTCTGGCCACAGGAGTATTACACGGCGCTTCTTACTCAGGACTCAGCGGACCCTGAGCGTATGGCAATCATCTGCCATGATGCGCGGCGGCTCGGAGTGAAGATTCATGGACCAAGCGTCAATGAGAGCCTCGCAGACTTTAGCGTTGCAAGTGGTGGCGGCATCCGCTTTGGACTTGCTGCAATTAAATATGTGGGAGTGGCTGCACGAGAGGCAATTGTTGCGGCAAGGGCAGGCGGGCGGTTCACCAGTGTCGAGGACTTTAGGGGGCGAGTGACAAAGCGGGCGGTCAATAGCCGTGCACTTGAGAGCCTTGCCAAGGCCGGTGCATTTGATTGCCTAGGGAACAGGAGGCATGTGCTGGCAGCCCTTGGCATTGAAGCGAAAGATATGATTGCTCGGCTCTCATTAGAAAGGGAGGTCATGGGGCTGGCCGTGAGTGCCGATCCATTGGCCGCATGGGACTTTGTCGCCTTGGGGCGCGACACGACACTGGCCGAGGTCGGACCATTGCTCGACGAGGAGCTGTCGCCACAGTGCGTCGTGGCTGGCGAACTAATGGAGCGGCGAGACATCACTACCAAGACCGGGAAGCCGATGGCCATTATGATGCTGCGGGATGAGACGGCGACTGTCAGGCTCAGCGCATTTAGAGAGGCCATTGGCCGCTCGGGCCATGTACTGGTGCCGGGCAAGATCATCATGGCTCTGGCCACTCCAGATCGCTGGCAGGGCGAGGATAGCCTGCTGCTGTCCCAAGCATGGGAGCCAGACGCGGGGCTTGACATGGAGGCTGGATCCTAGTATGATCTAGGCTGGCCCACGGGCCAAGAAAGGAAAGAGACCGATGGCAACAGCCGCAGCGGTCAAGGCACCAGAGAGCAATCCTGAGGAGGGGCTGTTCTTCGCCAAGACCTTCAAGAACCCGAAAGGGGAGTTCACGCTCGTGCTCGATAACTACGAGCTTCGAGAGCACGTCAAGTACGGCACGAGCATCAGCCTGCGCTTCAAGATCGCCGACGAGGGTGAGTTCGAGGGGCAGTTCGTGAGCCTCACGATTTGGCCAAGCCCGAAGACGAAGCGGCTTGAGCCTTCGTATGGCGCGAAGCCGAATAACTTTGCTCGCGTGCAGATGGCGCTCATGGGCCGCAAGCTCAAGGACGGCGAGCCGGTGAACTTCAAGACGCTGCTTGCCTCAGGTGCGAAGATGCGCGCCTTTGTCAAGGAGGACGTGAAGGAAGACGGCAGCCGCTGGCCGAAGATCGACGTAGAGACCATGGAGCACGTGGCCTAGCACGTTCCTTCTCACATACGGCTACTTCAAAAAGGAGGAAGGGGTCGCGGGGGCGGCCCCTTACTTATCATGGGTAACTTCTTTGATCGCGCGCTAGAATATGTTGGGCGTGGGTGGTTCGTGTTTCCCGTCTGCTGGCCGAATGCAAGTGGCTCATGCGGCTGCGGGCGTGGTCATGAGAAGGGCGGCAAAGCCCCATTGGCCGATGGTGGCTACAAGTCTGCGTCCATGGACCTCGACAGGCTTGAGGAGTGGGACAGGCGCTGGCCTGATGCGAACATTGGCATTGCTCTTGGTGTAAGCGGCCTGTTCGTCATTGACCTTGATGGAGAGGCTGCGGTTGCCGAGGGACAGAGCCTTGGTCTTGGTGCCACTGCTTGGACAGTCACCGGCAATGGGCAGCACTGGTACTACTCAAGACCGGTCGGGTGCCAAGTCACAAGGTCTACAGGTCGTGGCCAGAGTGGCAAGATCGACGTGCTTGCAGACGGCGGACTCATTGTGCCTCCGAGTGCCCATGCTTCAGGCAAGGCCTACCAGTGGGGTCGCACGCCTGAGGCCTGCATGGGAGACCTGCCTGAGCCACCAGCATGGGCGCTAGAGACCTTGGCCGCACAGGTCAAGGCTCGTGTGCCGGTGGCTATTGGTGTGGGAGAAGTGTCTGCCATTGCATTGCCTGAGCCTCCTAGTGGGCTAAGCGAGGCGGCCCTGCGTGTCTGGGAGGGCGAGGGCTACGCCGAAGACAGGAGCCGTGCGCTGAGCAGGCTCAGTATGTATCTTGCGAATGCTGGCATGGAGTCGGGTCAGATTGCGGGTGTGCTCAAGGGATGGGATGAGGCCAAGGGCATCGAGTCTGGGCGTGGTCCTAAGTATGCGGGTCGTGCCGATGGTGACATGCGCTATGGCACGCTTGCGACCTCTGCCAAAGAGAAGGTAAAGGCACGTCCACAGGGCGACACAAAGGCCACGATCTATGTGCGCCTGTGTGAGGAGTTTGAGGCGCGCTGGCCGGGGCACATGCTTGTAGATGAAGCATGGTACGAATACAAAGGCGGCGTATGGGAAGAGATCAAGAAGTACGCGATTGAACTTAAAGTGCAAGAACTCATGGGTGCACAAATGAGGCCCAACGTGGTCTTTGGTGTGGAGCGCATGCTTCGGGGCAGGCTCAGCAAGCCAGCCGATGTATGGAGCGAGGCACCTGAAGTGATCGTGTGCCAAAACGGTGCGGTCGATGTCGAGACGGGCCAGTGCTATGGGCATGATCCGAGCTTTTTGGCAAGGCACAAGACATCGTACTTCTATGATCCAGAGGCGACAGCCCCTGTGTGGGAGGCATTTATTGCCGACAGGTTCGCACCTGATGTGGCCATGTGGCTTCAGGAATTTGCGGGGCTGTGCCTCACGAATGACATGAGCCATGAAGTTGCTGTCTGGCTCTATAGTCCGCCGGGTGCAGGGAAGTCTACGTTTATCACTGGCATGCAACGGGCGCTGGGGCCTGCAAGGTCGGGTCGGCTCTCATTGGCCGACATGGTTCGGAATCCGAGGTTTAGCCTTGTGAACATTCCGGGCAAGACACTCCTCGTGGCGGCTGAGCAGCCAAGCACGTGGGTCGATTGCAGCGATGTCATCAATAGCCTGATCTCTGGCGATACAGTTTCGATTGAGGCCAAGCATCAGAACATCTATGACGCGAGGCCAGTCTGCAAGATTCTCTGGGGCATGAATGAATTGCCGAGGCTACAGTCTGCGGCAGATGGAATCTTCAGGCGCGTCAAGATCGTAAAGATGGCGGCCATCGAGAAGCTTGATCCACGCATCAAGGACAAGATTGAGTCCGAAGGCGCAGGCATCTTGCGCTGGGCAATGGAGGGACTGAGGCGGCTCCAGCTCAGTGGCCAAGGCCTAGGGGCGAGAGTGCCTGCATCTATTGATGCGGCAGGCATGGAGTTCCGGCGCTCCAACGATGTGGTGTCCTCGTTCTTTGATGAGCGGATTGAGCGCGATGGTCAGTTGCGGGTGCAGGCCCAAGAGCTGTATGATGCCTACAATGCGTGGTGCCTGCGTAATGGCTACAGGCCAAAGAGTAGAAATACCGTGGGCCAAGAGTGGACACGCATGGGGCTAGAGGCAAAAGTTTCTGGGGGGCGTACGTATTACATCGGTGCGAAGCTTCGCGACATGGGGCTTCCAAGGGAGGACGAATGATCCGGGCAATGCTTGTGGGGCGTGCAGGCGTAGGCAAGGACACGGTTGCTGCGTTCATGAAGAAGCACGCAGGCGAGCCAGTGGCCTTGGCCTCGCTCGCTGAGGGCGTGAAGCTTCAGGTCGCTGCCATGCTCGACATGGCAATCGACAAGTATGGCGTGCCACGCGCGAAGCTCTGGCAAGGCAGCGATGAGAGTGTGATGCGAAACGCAAATGAGTCGAGGAGGCTGCTCAGGCCAATATGGCAGTGGTATGGTACGGACTTCGTGCGGAGCGCTGATCCGGGCTTTTGGATCAGGGACTTGCATAAGCGCACTGGCCATGTGCAGAACCTCATTGTGACCGATTGCCGCTTCAAGAACGAGGCAGACTATGCGAGGCGCAACGGACTCGTGCTGCTGAGAGTGGCTGGCCCTGATCGGCGCAATACACCAGAGGGCGACCCGGTCCTGAGGCACGAGAGCGAGCGGCAAGTAGATGACATTGCTTGCCAGTTCGTGATCGACAACGGGTGCACGCTCACTGAGCTTGAGGATTACGTGGCGTCGGCGGTGCTGCCGTTTGTGCGGCTGCACTCATTCCATGGAAATGAAATTGCTAATGGCTTTTGATGGTTTGCGCAAGAAGGTGTTCCTCGACAGGTACGCACTGAGGGCAGAAGACGGCACAGTGGTCGAGGCAACCCCCGAGCACATGTGGAGGCGCGTAGCCCGAGGCGTCGCGCAGGTCGAGGAGCCGAAGAATCGCGCCCACTGGGAGGATGTTTTCTATGGCGCGCTTGAGGACTTCAAGTTCGTACCGGGAGGACGCATCCTCTCGGGGGCAGGCACCGGCCATGATGTCACGTACTACAACTGCTTTGTGATCCCGAGTCCTGAGGATAGCCGCGAAGGCATCATCAAGAATCTCGGCATCATGGTGGATCTCATGGCACGGGGTGGTGGCGTGGGTGTGAACCTTAGTAGCCTCAGGCCTCGTGGCTCATACATCAAGACAGTGAACGGGCGCTCAAGCGGCCCGTGCTCGTGGGCGGAGCTGTACTCTGTCGCGACAGGCGACGTGATTCAGCAAGGTGGCACGAGGCGCGGTGCGCTCATGCTCATGCTCAATGACGACCACCCAGACATCGAAGAGTTCATTAGTGTCAAGCGAGACCTCAAGAGACTCAATCACGCGAACCTGAGTGTGTGCGTGTCTGACTCTTTCATGCAGGCAGTCAAGGCTGATGGGCCTTGGGACCTCAAGTGGGATGGCAAGGTCTTGCGCACAATCAAGGCCGCAGACCTCTGGGCCAAGATCTGTGAGAGCGCATGGGCCTCAGGCGAGCCGGGCCTTGTCTGGATGGAGCGCTACAACAAGCAGGCCCCGACGTATTACTACGAGAATATCATATGCGTAAATCCTTGTGGGGAGCAGGGGCTTCCTGAGTGGGGTGTCTGCAACCTTGGGGCACTGAACCTTGCTGCGTTTGTCAATGATGGGGTCTTCGACTTCGTGGGCCTCGGCGATGTCACGCGAAGGGCCGTGCGGTTCCTCGACAATGTGATTGATAGCACGGGCTATTGGTACGAGGAGAACAGGCAGGCACAGCAGGAGGCCACGAGGCGCATTGGCCTCGGCACGATGGGCCTTGCTGATGCACTGATTGCCCTCAAGATTCCGTATGGCAGCGATGAGTGTATCGACTTTATTGATCGAGCATATGGAACAATTGCAACGCATGCGTACAGTGCGAGCGCAGACCTTGCATATGAGCGCGGCTCATTTGGCAAGTATGAGCGTGAGGCGTATGCGCGTGGCTGGTTCATGACCAACGTGCTCGACAGGAGTGTGCGCGCGAAGATCCATGACCTCGGGATCAGAAACGCCGTGCTTCTGACGCAGGCTCCGACAGGTACCACGAGCCTCCTCGCAGGGGTGTCGTCGGGCATTGAGCCGATCTATGACTTTGTGATGAAAAGGACCGACAGGATCGGCACGCACATCATCAAGCATCCTGCGCTTGAGGAGTGGGATGCGCAGGCAGGCGAAGGCCAAGAGTCACGTGGCATGCCTCCGTGGCTTGTGTCGGCCAATGATCTGGCACCCGAGGATCACGTGCGTGTGCAGGCGGCAATCCAGCGATGGACAGACAGCAGTATCTCGAAGACATGCAACGCACCACGCTGGCACACGGTCAAGGACGTAGAGACTCTCTACATGATGGCCTATGATCTTGGGTGCAAGGGGATTACGTACTTCCGTGACGGATGTCGTGAGGGTGTACTGAGCCACGTTGAGCCGGAGCCAGTGCCAGTGCCAGTGAAGGCCAAGGTGACGAGGCCTCAGGTTCTTGGCGGCAACACCGCGCGAGTGACCACGAAGCTTGGCACGATGTTCGGCACCATCGCAACATTGGATGATGGCTCGCCCTACGAGATGTTCTTGAATCTCGGGCGCTCAGGCTCTGAGACTTCCACATTCATGGAGGCACTTGGGCGGCTTGTGAGTCTTGTCTTGCAGGTCGATGAGCAAGGCCCTGAGGCGAGGTTGCGTGAAGTGCGGAACCAGCTCAGGGGGATTGGTGGCGTGCAGACAGGCGCATATGGGCTGAAGATTCGCTCAGTGCCTGATGCAGTGGCCGAGGTCATCGACCTGATTCAAGGCTGGGGAGTCGAGGCAGACGTGTTCATGCCTGAGCTTGCGGGGCCAAGGTCGAAGGTGGCCGCAGACCTGTGCCCTGAGTGTGGCTCGGCAAGCCTCATTAAGGAAGAGGGCTGCTCAAAGTGCTATAGTTGCGGCTACAGCGCTTGCTAGGGAACTCGCGGGGGGCTTCGGCCTCCCGCTCTTTTTGGGAGGCATCTTATGGCTAGGCCGCAAAGCTGTCCGGGCGGGCAGCATCAAATCACTTGGTTCACGCCGAGCCTTGGCATGTGCACGGGGCATCCGTGTGTATGGCGCTACGACGAGGGGCGCGAAGGCTGGGGGAACCTCAAGGGAGACTGGGGGGCGACGGCCGTCGAACTTGGCAAGGCGTTGCATCTCTTAATGAATGAGCCGAAGCCTGTGGAGGCCGCCCCATTGCCACGGCCTTCATTGCCAATGCCTGATCCAGACAGTGGGCGAGAGCTGCTTGTGCAATGGCGTGCGAGCATGAAAGTCAGTCAAAGGCAGGCCAGCGTCTTGCTCAAGATAAGTCGTAGCTTCATCGCAGACATTGAGTGTGGTCGCAAAAAGCTTTCACCAAAGCTCTGGGAAAAAATTAGTAATGCCACACCTTAGTTTCAGCCAGCTCACCACACTCTGGGGTTGCCCGGAGAAGCACAGGCGCACGTATGTGCTTGGGGAGCGCGAGGCACCAAGCCCCGCAATCATCATGGGACAGGCCGCGCACTCAGGCATTGAAGGCGCACTGAGGGCAAGCCAAGGACGCATGCCATTTGGCAAGGCAGGCGTAGTGGCAGAGGTCGAGAGACGCTGGCATGAACTTGCCAAGGGCGTGGTCGATTGGAGCGACGGGCCAAAGAAGCTTGAGCCAGAGACGGGGCTGGCCTATGCCAAGGCCATGGCGCAGGCACTCTATGAGCATGCAGTCCCTGAGGTGAGGCGCGGCTCTACGCACTGTGAGTGGCGCTTTGATGAGGACATTGCTGGAGAGCCGGGCTGGACATTTACTGGGTCGATTGACCACATGCGAACGGTGTCGAAGCAGATCATCATTGATGACTGGAAGACAACAAGCAGCCGCTGGAGCCAAAGCCGAGCAGACGCCAGCCTCCAAGTCGATGCCTACTACTGGGCGGTGAGGCGTGCTTTTGGCAAATTGCCGTCCAAGTTTGTGTTTCATGTGGTGACTAGGCCGAAGCTCGTCAAGGGGCCGAGCGGCACGTTTGAGCTTGGTGAGTGCTCATATGATTCGTATGAGACAAGCCGAGAGCCGGGGGCAATTGACCTGTTTGAGAAGCGCATAGGCCTAGGCGTGCAGTACATCAAGCGCATGCATGACGCAGAGGCCATGTCTGATCCGAGGACCGACTGGGAGTATCACAAGTACTGCTCGTTTAAGAAGCATTGCACGCCGTGGGAGCTTGGCACGCTTGGGAACGTCATACTCTAATGCGCACGGCAAGGACTGGACCTGCGGATGACCTAGCAGACGGAATTGTCTACAGGTCCACGTGGGAAAGGAACATTGCTCGGTACTTGCGCTACATGGGTATTGAAGCCAAGTATGAGCCGAAGCGCTTCTATTTTCCGGGAAAGGCATGGAGCGAAAGCTACTTGCCTGACTGGCGGCTTATGATTGAGCCGCCACCGGGTTTCAGTGAAGTCTACATAGAACTCAAAGGGTGGCTCGACAAGAAGAGCATCAGGCGCTTGAAAAACATGCGGGCATACTATGGGAAGCGAGGCATCTTGTGTATACTTATTGATGAAGACTCTTATGCGAAGATAGAAAATGACTATGCAGAGCGGATCAATGGCTGGGAGGGAAGCTCCATACGAAGGCAGCGGACTTCAGTCGAACAACTCGGCGAAGGCCCCGTTTCAAGTGAGGGCGAGGCTCAATGAGGTCGATGCCCTAAGAGAGCGAGCAAAGGGCAAGAGCTACGAAAAGGTTGGCGAAGCACTGGGGCTAAGCAAAAATGGCGCGAGGAAAGCAATCTTACGTGGGCTGGAGATCCTCAAGACTGAGCGCGAGGACATTGTTGTCGAGTATGCAGGCGTACAGCTTGAGCGCATGAGGCTTGCACTTGAGGCAATCATGCCGCGCGTGGAGGCAGGTGACCTCGACGCAATTGAGACCATGCTCAAGATAGAGACTCGGACTGCGAGGCTCTTGGCTCTTGATGCACCGGCCAAGTACCCCGAGGATGCAGACGGAAGGCCGATCTTGCCGGGGGTCACAGTGAATATCGCACAGAGTCTCGACGGCCTAAGCGAGGCACAGCTTGAGGCACTAAGGCTTATTGGTGTTGGCGGAAGTGTAATTGAGCATGAAGGGTCTTACAGCAGCGCAGATTCGGGAAGAGGCGGAGAAGGCATTGGCACGGAAGAATCTCCTGCACTTTACGACAAGGACTAAGCCCGGCTACCAAGTAGGACGCATCCACTGGCTCATTGCACAGACACTGATGCTGGTGGAGGCCGGTGTGCTGGACCGTGTGGCAATTCAGATGCCACCACGGCATGGCAAAAGCGAGCTGGCCTCAGTGCGGTTTCCTGCTTGGTATTTGGGTCGGCACCCTGATAAGCAGTTCGTTGCGGCGAGCCATACACAGGACCTTGCCGATGAGTTCTCGGGGAAAGCAAGAGATGTCGTCAAGAATGAAAGGTGGCCGTTTCAAAGTGTGAGGCTCGCCGGGAATGCGTGGGCAGTTCGGAGATGGAAAGTCGAGACTAGGCAGCAGCATCGGTGGGCTGACCTTGGTGGTGTGTATGTTCCTGTTGGCGTTGGTGGTGGCCTCACTGGCAAGGGTGCTGACATACTAAGTATCGACGACCCGGTCAAGGACTGGGTGCAGGCCGACAGCGAACTCATTCGCGAGAGCCACTGGTACTGGTATCAGTCTGTTGCAAGCACGCGGCTCATGCCGGGGGCGGCTTGCATCATGACACTTACACGGTGGCACCAAGATGACATTCTTGGGCGTGCACTCAAGGTTGCGTCTGAAATTGCAAATGCGGATCAGTGGTTTGAGATCAAGATGCCAGCCCTTAGTGAAACAAATTTTGTTCATGCAGATATAAACGTGCCAGACAAGTTAGCAAATGAAGCAGGAATTGATGCAGGCCTTAAGGAGCCTGAGGTACTATTCAAGAAGCTATGGAGCCTATGCAAATGAAGCTGTCAGTGGTGCTGCACGACAAGGGGCCTGCACTTGATCCGGTGAGATGGCCAGAAGAAGATATGGAGAGGCGCAAGGCCTCTAGCGTGGGGCGAGTGTGGCGCAGCCTTTATCAGCAGGATCCTACTGACATTGATGGCAACCTGTTCAAGGAAGTCTGGTGGCAAATCTATGAGACGCTGCCGAGCTTCGTGCGGGTGTGCCTTTATGTTGACAGTGCATACAAGGCTGGAGTGAGCAGCGACTATAGCGTGGGCGCACTATGGGGCAAGTGCTACAATGGCAATGCGTGGCTCATTGATGTGAGGCGCGCGAGGCTTGAGTTTCCTGAGCTGGTCGAGTTTGTCATCAGCATGCGAGAAAAGCATATGAAATATAAGCCACCAGTAATTGTTGAGGACAGGTCATCGGGTCAGGCCCTCGTGCCGATCTTGAGGAAGCGCGGGGTACTTGCCATGCCGTGGAAGCACAACATCAAGGGCCTTAGGTCAAGCGCATCGAAGATTGCACGGATGGAGGCGATCACCCCGCTTGTGGAGGCCGGGCGTGCATGGATTCCGGCGCGAGCACCATGGCGAGACGACTGGCTGGCGGAGCATCGGGCCGTGCCGACCGGGGCGCATGACGACATGGTCGATACGACCGTCATGGCCCTCGATCACTTGCTCGGCACTGTGGCCCTTGAGGCCGGGCCGAGCCTCCCATTTCGCGACAAAGATGTGCCTGTGCTTGCCCCTATGGCCGCCGTCAAGAGGAGGCGCGACAGCGAAGAGGACGAGGAGCTAGAACGATGGCGGCAGGCTGGGCTGCTCTAGTGGCAGTGGGCCGGGGCCTTGTGGTGCTAGGGCTTGAGGCTCTAGTGACGGCAATGGCACTGGGCCTTGTGGTATGGGCGCTTGTGGCATGGGGGCTTCTGGCATGGCTGGTATGGGAGGCATGGGAGGTTGCTCTGGCGCTGGCAAGCTAGGCAGGGGCGGGAGTGGCTCGCTCAGGAATGAGGCCGGGGATGCAAGGCTCGTGGCTGGCGGCATGAGGTCCTTCTTGAGCTTGATGGACTCGCGAGTGAGCTTCACGAGTTCGCCGACACTCAGGCCAGCGAGGATGGCTTGGATCTCGCTGTCATTGGGCTTGTCGTAGCGGGTGAGCTTCTCAATGGTCTCGGCCTTTGTTGCGCGGGTGGCCCCAGCGGGCGGCCCTACGGCTGCGGTGACCACGCCTTTGTTGGCCACCATGAGGCTACTCAAGTCTGTTTTTAGCGCGTCGAGTTCCCCGGCGATTCCGAGCAATTTGCTCTTGCGCCCCACTTTGTCCATGATGCTCTGGTAAATCATTGTCTTGTCCTTGTTCTTTGATGTATGCCAATGCCGTGCTTCCACTAAGGAGCGCTGCGGTAAACGGGCCGTTGCGCCGCAGTGTGTCGAGGAGTGTACTTGAGAGCTGAAGGATCACTTCGTCTTCAGTAGGCTCGGAGCCTAGCCTGAGGCCGCCGATTGCGTCGTAGGCCGCGTGCCATGCCTCATGCCAGAGTGTGGCGCGCATGTGGTCTTCGGACTGCTCGGGATTGATGACCACATGGCCACCGATGCAGTCGGTCAGCCCCGCCACGACAAGGCCTTGTGCAGGGGCGTCTGGATCGGAGCTGATCTTTTCCTTGAGCATGATGTCGCTGCATGAGACTCGCCATGTGATGGGGCCGCAGTCAAAGGCAAGCACGTCAGATACTTTCATTGTCATAGTATTAGAGGGCCTTTATGGTGATGGGGTCTGCAAAAGCAGGCTCAAGGGCATCGGGGTTCACGAGCAAGTCAAGGTCGATGCCTTCAGCGGCTGCGAGCCTGTGGAGCCTACTTTGTGCTGGTGTGGGGGCGGGAGGCGGAGGCGGGGGCGGGGGCGTGTATGGCTCATGCGGTGCGAAGACGGGCTTGAGGGCTTCATCGACGACCGCGATATTTTTGAAGCCATAGACATGTGCGAGGGCTTCGAGCCTGTCGGCCACCGCGCATGCACGCTCTAGGCTCAGGCCCGGCTGTCCAAGTGTGGGGCATGTGTCGGGTCCTTCGGGCGAGGCAAACGAGACACGCCATAGGGCACGCTTGGCACGGGCCTCAAGCGCACTAAGAGTCTTCAGGTCCATAGGCTCTAGAGGCCTCCGAGCGTGGGGGCGACAGGTTGCCCCGAGCGCTGAGCACTAGAGGCCATATTCAGGCCACCAAATGGGGAGGTCTGCGGCGTGGGGCCACCGAGCGCTTGGCCGAGGGCCTGCTGGCCGCCGGGGCCTCCGCCCATGGTTGTGCCAAGGCCGGGGGCTGGCGTGCCGGGTGGCGCGATGGCCTGCATGAGGCCAGCCATCCCCGGTGCGCCGCCGGGAATGCCACCTTCGCTTGGTGGGATCACGGCGCCGGGCTGGCCGGGAATGAGGCCACGGGCCGCGAGTTCTTGCTGCAAGGCGGCTGGAGCGAGCGCAAGGTCTGCGGGACTAAGGCTCGTGAGGCCCTTGGCTGCTTCGACATCTGCGCGCTTCATCGTAAGCTCGGCGTCTTGAATGGCCTGTGCCGTGAGCCACTGCTGGATGTCAGGGCTGTTGAGGAACCGCTGGAGGAGTGCGGCGCGCCGATGGCGCTCAGGGTTCTCAAGGCCGAGCCAGCGACTGAGGATCCAGTCCTTGTCGATGTCGAGCCAGCCATTGGTGGTGGCCTGTGCGAGCTGGATGCCTATTTGGGCGGAGGCAGCATCGGCACTGTCGAGCTTCGGTGCGAGCTTCACGCGCACTCGGGCAGTGTGTGCCTGCGCGGGCGTGAGGCTAATCCAGCCACCGACCGCAGTGATCGTGCCACTGTCGCTCATCTCGTCGATGGCTCTGTACACGTAGACGGGCCTGTCGATGTATTCGACAATGCCGTGTGTGGCCTTGAGCACGTTCTCAATTGATCTGTTTTTGCGATTTACGAAGTTGCTGAGCTTCCGCTGGGCGGTCTGGATGAGTGTCACGAGCTGGAAGCCGCTGTTTGTTGCCGAGCCTGCCCATGCGGCTGGGTCGATTGTGTCGCGGCTCACGTACCTTGTGAGCAAGTCATGGAACTCAAGTCCAGCCCTGTATGCATTGAGGTCCGGCTGCACGAACGCGAGCCTTTCGCCGGGGGCAAGGCTGATGACACGGCCCGGCTCCCAGTCGATCTCGCGTGGCGTCATGGTGTCGGGGTCTACGCCGCCGGGCAATTGGCCTGCTGGACCCCACTCGTGCATGAGTACGAGCTGGCCGCGGCCGTAGCGCCGAATGGCAGTGGCAGCTTGGCTAATGGCCTCGTCGATTTGCCGCAAGATCACGAGGCTATTGTCGAAGAGGCCTGCGTACTTGTGGATGAGTGCGGGGTCACTGCCCGTGTCGCCGACGACGACCTCAAAGGGATTGCGGCCTGCTCCGTGCTCAAACGTGTCGAGGATTTCTACATCGCCGGGTTCGATCTGGATTACAGAGACGGGCAGGCTGCTCTGGCTGTCTGGGGCGCTGATCGCGATGTTTCTAGAGAGTGCATATGTGAGGTAGCGCCGATTGCCGAATGTCATGAAGAGCACGAGTGGGTCGTCACTCGGGCTGTCGGCGAGGCTCTTCGCATAGTCGCGTGCTGCCTTTGATGAGGGATACGCAGCGGCTACTTCAGAGATTGGCCTGTGGTACCAGTACACGACATTGGGGTGGCCGTAGAGCCTCGTCCATTCGTCGTCGTCGAACATGGTCTGAGGCGCGGGGCAATGCATCCTTAGGATCGGATTTGGTGCACCACGTGCCCATGAGTCCACTCGCTTGAGGTATGCACTGTCGGCCTCTTTGGGGTCTTGCTCTGGGAAGTCGCGCCAGTATTGCCGCGCCCAGACTACATAAGAGACGCCGCGGCCATAGGCAATGGCGTCGCCATCGACGAGGGCCTGCAAGTCATTGCCACCTGAGTCTTGATACCACGCGGCATCCCATTCTTCGACAGCAGAGGCATCGCGCTGCTTTGTCGGGCCGAGGCCATCGGGCAGGCACTCGAAGCGGGGACTCTCGCCGCTGATGATGCCGACGTATTCGCGCAGCAGTGTCTTGGCAAGGCCCGTGCGGACGATCTCGTGGTTAAGGCTGGCTTCTTCGCCGTTGGGGCCGACAGGATCAATCGCGTTCTCTTGATAGATCACGTCGCGGACTGCGACATCGAGGTCACGCCTCTCGCGCCATCTGTGCCACTGCGCACGAAACCACGAGCTGATCCATTCGGGTGTGGGCTTGGTTGTGCCCGGCAAGACAAATTTGCGCTGTGTACTCATTTTGATCGTGGGCCTCTCTTTTATGAAACGCGGGGACCATTTTTGGCGGCACACCACCCTTTTTAGAAAAGGCATGGGGCTTGGTACGGAATTGTAATGCTCAGTTTTAGGATTTTGCTGCGATTTTTTGTGGGTGAGTAGGGGGGATTTTGTACACGTGCACATCTTCAAAAGGTGTCCTAGCGAGCAGCCAGATTTGAAAATGTGCATATGCGCATAGTGGCATGGGGGCCGGTCGGCAGGGTAGTCTGGCCGCCGTGAGACCAAACCCTACCAGATCACTGTGGCGGGGTCTGGCCGCTTGCCAGATAGTTTCGGCGTCGCCCCGATCTCGACAGACGGGGCGACCCGCAGTGATGTACTGCGGCACACTTGGGGGCACGGGCAATGGCACGTGTATCGACGGCGGATCTCGCGGCGCGGATTGATGGCCTCTCGGACGCGATTGCGTCACAGGCGGCCACACTCGGGCGGATCGCCGACAATGGGGAGCGCCTCCTACAGGCGCTGGAGCGCATGGCCGCAGGGCCAGTGCGCGTGATCGAGGGGTCTGTCAAGGTCGCTGGCCAGATCAAGGCGCCGACGAACCCGGCCATCAAGGCGCCCGCTAAGGCGCTCGGGGCCAGGCGCATCGAGGGCGAGATGGTCGCCGTCGATAGCCTCGTCGTAGGCGACCGTGTTCGCCTGTCCGCCACCACGGACACGACCAGCAGCGCGAAGGTGCTGCTGGTTGACGGCGACAAGCGTCGGGCAACCCAGACCATCGCGCCGTGCGGGAGCGGGAACCTCGCAGGCGTGGAAGGGGTGGTCCGCGGGGTCGGCGGATCGAAGTGCATCACGGTCGAGTGTGCACACTCACTCGCCCACGTAATGCACGTCTGGGTCAAGCGGACCCAGCAGATCGAGAAGATCGGCAGCGCATCGTAAGCACACAGGGGCGGGCACGCAAGTGTCCGCCCAACACTTTTGCACACAAGGAGCACGCAAGTGAGCATCGCAGTAACTCTCCAAACCGTTACCGTTCCGTTCGACGCTGTCACGCTCGACCGCACGTTCGAGGACTTGACCAAGCGCGAACAGCGCCTCACGAAGTTGATCGACGATACCGAGGCGGCCTTGTCAGTGGCGAACGCGGAGGACTGGTTCAAGGCGAGTGTCAACAAGTTGGTGCAGCGCACGATGCACCAGAAGTTGCAGAACCTGCGCGCCAAGAGGTCCGACATTCGGACGCAGCGCGCCACCGTCAAGATGGTGCTTGACGCGGTGGTTGAGCAACTAGCGCACGAGGCAGCCTCTTCACCACGGTGATCGCAAGGTCGTGCTCACGAAGGAGGGCAAAGCATAGCACGGAGCACACAAGGGCACGGCACGGGGCAGGCCGCACACTGCCACACACAAGGAGGCACAGGCATGAACGCTATTCTCGCGCAGTATCGCGGCGATGTGATCTTCACGTCGCCTGAAACGGCCGGTGCTCTGGGCCGGACGTTCGCCGGGGCGGACGTCGTGCTCGGTCCCGAAGGCACGGTGACGCAAGTCATCGTGCACAACCGCTTGGATGGGGTGCGCATCAAGCGCGCCATCTTGCGGCGACTGCGGGGACAGTTCGTAGCGGTCTCAGAGCGCCAAAGCCGCGCACTCTAGGCACCCATGCGGTTGGCAGATCCGCATGTAAAACTGCCACACACAAGGAGGACTTCACGTGCGTATCACTGTGGCAGATAACGGGGCGGCCTACAAGGCCGTCTGCATGATGCACGAAAGTGCACGACGGTCGTTCGATGTGGTCCTGATCCATGCGGGCGACGCACGAGCCGACGTGCTCGTGCATGGTCCCGAGATCGGGGCCGCACTGGCCGCAGTCCGAGTGCTGCGTGCGCTCTTCAAGCGCTGCGGTGTGAAGAACACCGTGGCAATCGAACTCTAGGCGGGCAGTCCGTGCGAGGTCATGGCTCGACAGGCTGCGCGAAGAACTGGAGGCGGACAGTGCCTAAGCGTGCACCGAGTGGTCGCACAGAAGGGCCGCACACCGTCACGTACATGATCTATGTGCCACGCAAGTGGCGCATAGTTCTTGATGCGTGGCGCGCGGCCATTGCGCGCAGTGATCCACACATGCGGATCTACATAGGTGCCACGCTCAAGGAGGACGTTGGCTATGTAGGCATTACATGTGTGGACGACGCCGTCGCGGAGGCATTGACCGCGTCGCTCTGCCGTGCGTTTGAGGCACGCATGAAGGGCACGACATGGATCGCACTCGACAGACCATAGGAGGCACAGGATGGCAGACACATGGCGCATTCTGCTCTCGGGCATCAAGTTCGACATGGACACTGCGGCCGATCCCGACATGCTTGAGGAGGCATACGTGCTAGGGCTTCCCAAGTGGGCAGTCATTGAGCCTCAAGACGTGAAGCACTTGGGCGCGCAGTTTGCGGATGCGATTGACGCAGCCGACGATGGGTGGCTCGTGACGGAGAGCCTCGCGTTCGTGACAGAGACCTATGGTTTCTGCATACTTGACGCGACCATCATGCTCGAGATCTCGCGAGGAGACAAGATCATCGAAGTGGTTGCATTGGCACAAGGAGGCAGGGAATGAGCGACTACATGTGGCGGCGCAAGTTCGTGCTTGCGGAGCGTGCACTGGGCATCATCATGCGAGAATGCACGGGAGACCCGTTCTCGCACGTGAAGAACATCGTGAATAGGTTCACGGATGCGTTGTGTAGCGAGCGGCCGAGTGGCATTCGGCACTTCGACAGCATCTATGTGCAGTATGCGTCACCTTATGACAGTGGCTTCATGCCACGCGAGAAGGTAAACATTGGCCTCGCGCTCAACATGAACGCATCGTACTCAGTCATGCAGGGACGCTTGCCACAGCACCCTGCGATTGTCACGCATCAAGACTTGCTTGAGGATAGCCACTATGCGAAGTGGCTTGTCTACAAGATGCGCGGGCAAGACTTCTTCGACGTGCGAGAGTGGCACGTCGATCTGTGCCTTGAGGAGCCAGACGAAGATGTGATACACAAGTGGCGGCTCGCGGAGGACAAGGCCATTGCATATGCGGTGGCTCAATCGGAACAGACCGCACTTGCGGTGGGAGAATAGAGCGCATGTACACATACAGCAACCTCGAGTACGTCGTAGAGATCCAGATGACGGATCGCACGCGGGGACAAGAGTATGTCCTCGACGACATTCGCGGGGCCGCCATAAGCGGATGGCTCAGCCAGTACCTGCGCCCAGTTCCAAGCAGCATCTGGCTGCCGCAGTACAACTTCATGCGTCCGAGGTACTACGACGACGCACTTGAGGCATGGAAGGCCGACGCATGGGGCGGCATGGCCATTGATCCAGCACACGACACGAGTGTGCACATCGACAAGGATGACATGGTTACTCTCAAGTTGCACCTCACGCAGACCGCATGCGTCAAAGCGCCGAAGGGACTGATGCGCGACATTGCGCAGGCTGGCTGGCGCGTGCGGACCGTCGTGCACTGCCATGGCACGCCCATGGTGGAGCACTGGGACTGTTTCCTTACGGCGGGGGCAAGCCTCGGCGACCTGCGTAGCGCCATGACTTTTAGCCTCGGGCGTGCGTGGGCACACGAGGCCGATGGCTTCATGCGTGGTATGGATGCCGTGTCCACGAGCGAGCACTCGTGGAGGGGCATCTCATGCATCGGGGCCTGCGAGAGCGGGCTGTACTACTCGGGTGACATGCGTAAGGAGGAGGTGCGCGCGTGAACATCAAGCGGTGGAGACGCTACATGAAGGGTCTCAGGCATGCTCGGGGGCTTGATGCCGAGGCGACTGGAAAGGAGGCAGTCGTGTACGTCTGGAACCCGGAGGTAATCCGGGGCATCCTTGACGTGCGTCTCGATAGCGCGCGTGTCGAAAGCGCAGATATTGTGGAACTCTACCACACGCTCGTGCCACTGGTGCAGAGAGAACTTCAATATGCGCGCATGCGTATTGACGAAGTTGTGCTCAGCACTTTGCATGAGTACTGCGAGAAGTACAAGGAGGCCAATGATGCGTGACTTGTTTGATGTGACCATTCCGGGTGTACCAGAAGGCTGGTACGAGACGCTTATGTGCGACATCCAATGGGATATCACTGCGCCCATAAGCGTGTACGATGAGCACAGGCAGCCACGCAACACGGGGAAGAGCGAGATAAAGTACTACAGCCTCACGCCTAAGGACTGGCGCGAGGTGAAGCGTCTGCCTCGTGCTTTGTTCCTAAGGTACGAGTTAGACAGGGGCATATTGCCCCACCACATGACCCGTGTGGTTGAGGACCACTACGGGTGGTACATCTCTGGGGCAACGTGGGCATCCGCGATGCGAGAGACATGGAACGTGGCCGCAAGGGACGCGGATGCCCATGGCGTGAAGACTGCGTGGATACGAAAGGGGGTGCTGGTATGGCGCTAAGTGTGGAGATCTATCCTCGCATAAGCGGGGAGCGGTGCGAGGAGAATGTGAGTGGTTGCCGCATCGTGGCGGTCTGCACACAAGATCCAGAGCACTGGTGGGACTACGAGACCGTCACATGGCGGATCACCAAGCACAATGGGAGGAAAGTGGCCACGGTTGGCCACTTGGAGTGCACGCATGGCAAGACCACGGTGAGCGTGTCGCAAGTTCGTCCCACGTGGGATGACCTCACGTGGTTCGAGAGCGATGGGGTCTCGCCCACCACGTGCGAGGAGGCGTGCGAGGTGGAGCCAGATGGCTCATGTGAGCACGGCCACCGTGCATGGACGTGGCTCGCAGTTGGCTTTGCCTAGTGACCATATGCACAGTCACTAGTGTGTGTACGCATGGCGCATGGGAGGACACAAGAGCATGGCACTGAGCATCTTCGCGCGGGTCGGGCGGGCGATCAAGCGTGGGCTTGGGCTGCACATGATCGACGCGCAAGGTGTGGTCACCTTGCAGGAACTGCACAAGGTGATCGACGAGATCAAGGCACTCAAGTACGAGGTGCAGGTCCTCGGTGACGACGCGCGCATGGGGCGCATTCATGCTGCCGAGCATCAGGACAACCTGTTCAACCAAGTGAATAA